CATACTGAGTGGCGTTCTGTCTTGGGCTAGATGTTGTGAATGATTCGTTATAAACATTGTCATTTGCCGTAAGAAATGTCCCCATCGGAACACCGGTATGCATTGCATCAAGCCTGTACTGCTCAACAAACTGAGTCGGCTCTATTGGTCTACGCAGGAATGCCTCAAGCTCACTCTGAAGTCCGGCAAGAACAAGTGTTGCGGCATCTTCCTGCCGCTGAGTGAACGAGATGTCCATATAGTTTCTGATTTCTGAAAGTGAAACAATCATGACACCTCGTCAAGAGATAGAAAAATCTGTGTTCTAAATTTTAACACCTTTAAGCGATATGGGCCGTGAATTCCATTGACTGAATGCTTTAAGTGATGTAGATTCGTGGAATGGGAAACGCTTCAATATTTGAGCCAGTTAAGTTTTTTAGCGAACAGGAGCGCATTGGGGCAAACACGGAAATCACTGACCACATAGTTCAGATACTGTTCGCATTTTTTGCAGATACTGAAGATGGCTTGGGTGATGACGACGAGTTCAATGGGTTTGTTGATTCCCTGACAGATATTGCCTGTCTCGTAATGGCAGTAGCTGGAATGGAAGTAATTGGGGAAAATAGCGATGGCAAGATAGTTGCCAAATTTAACCCCATGGCATCGATGTCTGATTTTGCTAATAAGTACAACATCTCTTGATGCTATTGCGCTTGGCATTTTTGAAAGATAGATTCTGTCTATGAACAAGAATCAAGAAGTTGTCGTTTCTCAGTATTTTGGCACCGAGAGTGAGCGTCGAGCTGCTGCTGTGGCTGTGGGTGAGAAAATTATGAAAGTTCTTTTCTTTTACTTTGAAGAAGACCAAGAAGAACTTGATGACGAGGGGGCCATGGATGAGTTCTCCAATTACCTCTGGGACGTAACTAGTTCAGCACTGGCAGCAGCGGGAATTTCATTTATAGGCAAGGACGATAGGGGCAGGATTATTGCCGCCCTTGAGCCATGTGCTTCAGTAAAAGAATTCCTAATCAATGAAGATATCGGAGAAGATGACCACATCTTCTACGAGGATTATCTTGAGGACGTTGGTCCAGATTCCGGTTTTGGAAGGCACGACGAAAAATTAACTAGCGAAATCTAGTTAAATCAAACGTTCAACTACCTGCGCCTGCCGCCAGTTCTGCCCTTATTCGTAAGGTCCCTGGTTGCGCCAGCAACAGCCCTCTTCCTTGCTCTCTGTTGAGCACGAGCCTGTGATTTTGGAAGTGCTGGCCTAATTGAGGCTCCGGTCTTTCTTACTGTCGTGACGCCACGCGGTCTGTTGGCTATGTCGCTAGCCCCAGCACCAACCTTGGCGACATTTAGTTTATCCGTCTGGGCCAAGAACGTGTTGGGCTTAACCGAGCCTTTAGCAATAGAGACTTTCCCAAATTTAACACCATTGCGATTTGCTCGCCTTTGAGCCCTGGCCTCCAGGTCGCGGAATTTCTTTGGTCTCGTTCTGCCTGCGTACCATGCACCTTGTGGGGTTTTGGCGCTACCAGCCCTTCTCACTCCGCCACCACGGTCAGCAAATTCCTGCGCAACCGACTTTTTCATGTCTCCACCAGTTCGCCAGCTTCTAGCTAGTTTACTGCGTGATTTAGAGCCGCCGTATCTAGCCATTTCACCCAACTCACCAAGCTGACCCCTGTCAAAACGGTCGCGACCCACACCAAATAGGTCCCTAGCGTAAGTTGCAAAGCTCTCATACTGGGTTGTCTGGCGCTTATTGAGTCTTCCGCCGCGACGCAGGACAGCCTGAAGCTCCTTGACCCTATCCACGACGAATGCAGCGTCATCAGAAATATCAGGACCGTAACGTACTCCTGGCATGGCTCTCCTCTGGTGTTTTTCTAAATATACCAGAAAAAGACTTTACTTATCTGTCAGGATTTGGTGGTCTTTCTATAACCATTGATTCCTGGTCTTTATAGCCGGGCGGAGCCTCAATCGGAACCCATGCTCTTGCATAGTTGTGCTCCTTGATTTTTCTAACCTTGAATAGGCTTCCGTCAAGCATTAGCGATAATTCTTCTGACCTCATGCAGAGCATGTCTTCAAAATCGGCTGCCCCGTATTTGCCGGAACGACGAACCGAACGAATTATTTCAGAAGTTTTGGCCGCAATCACATGAGAATGACCCCTATTGAGGCGGAGATGCAGCATCATTGCGTCGATTTTGTCAACATCATGAAATACAACTGGTATTTTTCCATCAGTATGGGCCAGGATTGCCGGAATACTGGTTGCCAGTAAGTATCTCTCTGAGCCGTTGATTATTTCACCAGTTGATAGGCGAACGTGAATCGGTTCAATAAATCCAAACTGAGAGAGCGAGGCGGAAATCACAAGCATTTCAGGTCTAACGGTGTATGTAGCTCTCCATTCCGGAACACTCAGTACCGATGGGTCAACATAATCAATTTTCATCTTCATAAACATCTGCCCTTTCCATCTCTATTGCCCTGACAGCATAGGCTTTCGTCTTGGGACCAACAGGGGTTGGTGAATTGACGTCAATCTCATTGAGCATCAAGTTTCTGATTAACCAACTAACAGGATAGCCATGCGGGTCTGTTAAATGCTTCTTACGAAACTTATTTACATATGCCCTGGCTTCTGTTTTTCTTCTATCGCCAATCAGGTATTCGTCAATAAAGCGTGAAGCTCCGTCAAAACCATCTTTGGCATATTTATCAATCAGTTTTTCTGAATCAAATTCAGGCCACAAGCGACGCTGTGCGTCAATGTATGGAAAACACTCAAATAGTCTGTCGTAGAATTCTGGCTCAGTTGCAATGACGTCACCGATTCTCCTAATGGCTGTTGCGTGGAGTGGAATCCCCACGCGAGTATTACTTCCCGTAGTTACAGCAAGGTCATAGTATTCACAGTATTCAGCCCCATGCTCCTCAATAATGAACTTGAACACATCATTTGTATTCCAGTCATAAATTACCTTGGCAAACTTAAGGGGGATACCGCGTTTCAGTTTGTATGGGGTATTGATGTAGTTCTCGTGAAGCTTCTGAACTATTGAGCGATAACGAACCATTGACTCACTGGCCCTAACGCCGGTAAGGAACGCCACGTTTCCTCTTTTTCCCTGCATTGTGTAATAGTCGGTCTGCTCTGGAAGGGAGACACTGTGCGAAAGACCAAAATTCTTGCCGCTAATGGCCCAGGGTGGCATGGGCCTGACCCATCTGTCCTGCTCAAATCTTTCCTGGCTCCACAGGATTGTGGTTAAACGGTAACCAAGAACCCATATCTCGGCTGGGTATGGCAGGCAATACCACTCCATATCAACCCAGTCGTAATTTCTTACCTTCTCAACATAGGCAGCAACAGTTGGGCTAACCATTTCCTCATCACGGAAAATAACTTTTACAGGCCCAAGACCTCGTTCTTCGTGGACTTCCTTGGCAAGAAGGAGGACAGCTGTGGAGTCCTTTCCTCCGGAAAATTGAACGCAGACAGTATCAAATGTGTCGTATACGTGCCTAATGCGTTGACGAGCTGCATCAACACAGGACATATCAAGGAAGAGTCTCTGTCTTGTCATTAGTGTTTACCGGTCGATAGTTTCAATATCTCCGCTTTAGCATCATTGATTTCTTGAAGAACCCTAACCGCCATTGAGCGCCAGTAGTCTCGGTCAGCTTCAACCTCAGCGAGGTTCTTCTCTAGTTTCTCGATTCTTTCTTCTGGAGTATCCATGCTGTTATATTTCCGTGTGTTGACCGATGAAGTCCATTAGTCTTTCAGCGGTTGTTACGCCAACCACTGCTGGGTCACTTCTGAGCCACTTAATGAAGTCGTACCAGCGTCTCTGCTGCTCGTGGTTATCAAAAACAAGCGTGTACTGAACTATCGCTTGAGGCGCAGAGCCTGGTGTAACAGTTGTTGAACCCCTAACCACAGCATCATCCTGGTCAACACCGGGTCGTGCGCTAATCCTCTGTTGTCCATCTTCCGTCGTAGTGATTGACACTGCGTTTCTGTCAATTGACGGCGATGGCTGTGTTGGTGTTGTTAAACCTTGAGGCGATAGAGCATCTTCGTACTCTTCTTCATCATCATCGTCTATCCTGTCGAATCCATTGCTTCCGTTAGAAACAATAACTGGCGGCATGAATCCCGAGCCTGGTTCAACAATCTGATTATCCTGACGGATTATCTTCTGCTCTATTTCCGCAGCAGCAAACTCATCCCAACCGAGACCCTCCATGAGTTCTGGGTAAAAGTCAGACAACTCCAGTATCGCTTCCCCAAGAAGTTCCGGCTCTGTGTATCCGAGCTCCATTGTCCTATTGTCAGCAAGAGCGAAGGCAATTGCCTTTCTGTCGTCGACGTCGTATGCGACAGCAGCAATCTTGTCCCAACCAAGTCTCTTTGCTGCCTCTAGCTGGTGGTTGCCAGCGATAACGGTTGCAGTACCATCCGAGTTTGGTCGAATAACTATTGGTTTAATTTGTCCGAATTCACGGTACGAGGCCATGATTGCCTCAACATTTCCACGACGCGGGTTTCCGTCTAGTGGTGAAAGAGTATTTATGTCTACAGCAAGCTCGCTGAGTGACTCATGTATTCCATTCGACATGTCAGACCTGTGTTCTAACGTTTGCATTAAGTGTGCGAATAGCATCAATTGATGACCTGATTGAAAGAAGAACTTCGCGCTTTGCTTTGACTAGGGCCTCAGCGCACTTGTATTCGAAAAGCTGCTGGTCAAGCTTGTAGTCTGCCCATGCTTCTCGTTCTTTGATTGAGCCCTTTGCTGATATGTACTCTTTGGCCCAATTAGACTTATAAAGAGCTTCCTTTTTAGCCATATCCATGGCGACTGTTTCAAACTGCTCCGTCTCGTTCTCTAATCTATTCACCAGTCGAATCAATTCCTGCTCAATTTCTATCTGGCTAATAGGTGTAGTTCTCATTTATTAATCCTCACAAATTTGTCTTATCGTTTTCAATGTTGTCAATTGCGGTCCAGTCTACTTTGGCCAAGGCTAATAATTGTTCCCTTGTCCAATCCCACTCCGAGTTACCTAAATAGGCGATTCCCATCTGCTCAAGCACCCAAGCGTCGCACTCATCGTTTCCACCAGCACCGGAGAATACTTTTCCAGTTTTTGCTGATATCGCTGAAATTACCTCACCCTTGCTTGCGTTTCCTTTTCCGGTAGCAAACTTAGCCCTGCATGTTGGTGGGATGTCTACAAAGGGTATTTGGTTCTCCCAGAGTCTCATTCTCACACATCCACCAAGCTCACCAATACTGTGTGCTTGGGAATTCCTTGAGGAAAATGAATACCCCTCTATGAGGGCGCAATCAATTCTCTCAGATAAACAAATATCAGCTATTTGTCTGCTCACGATAGAGAGGCGTTCTGGCCCTCTCTCTTTGACCGCGATGACATGCGTACTGCCATTAATTGAAACACCCGTTGATGTAAGTGATAAATCAAGACCAACGAGCCGCATAGTTTCGACTATAACAAAAAACGCAGAAGTAGGGAGGCTTTATCTCCCTACTTCTGCGCCTATAACGGTCCTAAGGTGATTACAGTGTACTACTTTTCCCAGGAGTGTTTTGCTAATCCTAAATTAAAAGACAACTCAGGATATTCACCTATGCGTGTGTGGCACGGCCTGCAAACTGCGAGTACATTTTCTTCGTCAAGTATCGAGCCACCCTGTGAACGTCTGACTAATTCATGAACATCGGTGCTCTGGTTTACCCAAAAAACTGCCCTAGCATCATGTTCGGCAAAAACTGGACAGGCCTGACAAAATGGTCTTTCCGAAAGTATTTTTTTGACAAACTTCCGCCTGTCAACGTACTTATCTTCCATCTTCTTGCTTCTGTGAGCAATTTTTTTAGAAGAACGATTTATGGGTTTATTCTGTTTTAGGCCAGTTTTTGACTGTAGTTGTTTTTTTGCTTTTAGTGGCGTTTTCTGCTGTAGCGGTTTTTTTCTCTGTAGCGCCACGGCGTTACCACCTATAGGTTGTCGTTATTTACGGAATCAAAGTTCCACTGGTTATCCAGAGTATCCCATAGAGCTCTATCGATAGAAGTGTCCTCAAGGTCAAACTGTCTCATCAGATTACGATGCTCAATTATGGCTTTTCGATAGAACTCAACCTGGTCCCATCCGTCAGAATTAATGACATCGCCAGTATCAATCATCACGCAAACTTCGTCGAGTCTCTTATCTACATGAAACTTAAATCTACGAACTCTTGTGGCCTTTGTGTCGTAGTAGCTATTTGACTCGCGAGCAAGTCTTGTTCCGGTCTTGCCCAGGGACGCATAGCGCCTCTCGTCAGAGATTGCATCTGCTTCAATGCTTTCAATCTGACGTTGAAGATTTTCTGAAAGAGCAATAAGCGCTTCTCTCCAGCGCTCCCAATTATCTTCTTTCATCAACTCCTGTTTGTGAACAGGGGAGATTTTATTCTTAACCTCCTCTGCAACCATCCTTGCAAAAGCGTCATCGTTCATATCGATGAACATAGCAGGTATTAAAGCCTGCGGTTTTATTGTTTTTCCTCTTACTGCCATGCTGGGCAAATCCTTTTATATCCACACCAATTGCAAAGAATTGATTTATTTGGCTCAAACTCACCGCTTCTGCAGCGTGAATCTATTCCTTCTCGGACCTCTTGAATCACCTCGATGACTTCTTGAACATCTTCTGGTGAAACGACTTTTTCAAACCTAACGCCATCCTTGAGGTAGAGGAGCTCTAGTGACATTGATTCTGGAACAATATCAATGCTCTCCAATAGTTGACTATAGATAATCAACTGGAAGAACTTATCCCCCATGTACTTGGGTTTTGGTGTTTTGCCGGTCTTGTAGTCGGATATTTTGGCGACGCCATTCTCGTAGAAAAGACGGTCGATGTAGCCATGGAGACGAATGCCGCCAACAACACCCTCAACATGCTCCTCTATTGCCCATGGGGTCGTATTCAGCGGGTCCTCAAGTCTCCAGAGGTTCTCTATACACCACCATGCTGTCCATCTAAAAAAGTTCAGTTCCTTTTCAGAATGAATAAGACCTGCCGCCTTCTCTCCCCAGGATTCAGTCCACAACTGTCTAGCTAGTGCTTTTGCCGTTTCCTGCGTTCTCTGCTCGGGGGGCAGTGCATACATTGTTTCAAGAACTTCATGAACGAAATTACCGAGAACAGTCGCGTCTGTCGGCGCATCGGGTAAGCCATCGATTTTGCTGTACTTAAACTTCAGTGGACACTGGCGAAAAGTGGAGATTGACGAAGGGGAAAGCCTGTCTGGTGCTACCAGAATTGGCTCACTCATCATTCTTCACCGGAGTAGCGCCGAACGACAAAGCCATGGCCTTGACAACCAGGGCATCAATATCTTCAATCGTCGCTGTTGTTTTTGTTGGCTTGGGCCGACCTGAAGAATGTGTCTCCCAGAATGCATTCAGTTCGTCTTTTTGTTCTTTTGTGAGGAGTTTCGTTACAGTGATGAAGTTATCCCAGCGTGATTCAATCTCTGGGTCCACTGCCTGCTGTGGAGCGGAAGAACTTTCCGTAGCCTGCATTGCCTCTTCAATATCAAGAGCATCAGCGGAACGAGCAAGATATAGGCCGATACCAAGATTCTGTGCAGCCTTTTTCAACGCATCAGAAACTGCACCCTTAAAGTCATTTCCAAGGTCAACGGGTCGGCCGTCCTTCTTTGAACGCTTCACACTAATTCCACCAAATCCGTGCTTGACAACGGTCTTGTCACCGATGAGCGCAGTAAGGCTTACGTGGGCGATGATTTCATCCTGGTCAATCGTGTCTCTATTGACAGAGATAATTTCAAAGGACCAGTTATCTACGCCAATGACGCGATTGAGCCGGTTGATTACCTCGCTAACAGGCAGGTAGACCAGCTCCACGCCGCTCTTGACAATTACCTTCTCCATCTCCTGCGGAAATGGCTCCGCTAGGTGGTTGTAAAGTTCGGAAGAGTTTTCCATGTTCAATGCCTCAGATTTCCTTTGGTTTACGCACGATGATGCTAGTGCGCAGTTCGCCAACTTCGCAGTAGTTGTCGGCATTAACGCCGAGTTTATTTAGTTCCTTGATTCTCCAGTAAGAGGGAGCACAGTAGGTCAACATTTCTGCAGCTATTTCCTGTGGAGACTTGATGACTTCACCAGTATCCATATCAACCGACATCTGAACAACTTTTTGGGCAACGACGGAGGCAAGAGCCTTGTGGTCCCAACCCTTTCTGTCGTACGAGGATTTCTTCTCAATAGTTGAGCCATCGGGGAGCGAAATATTTTCTGTCTCTCCCATAATTCTAGAGACTGCCCTAGACAGATGGTCATACACATATGAGATATCCCTCTTGAGGATGTTCATTTCAACTAGGGCTGAACAAGCCTCATCCATGGATGGCTCAGATGAAACGAATGCATCGATATCGAACTCAAGTTTTGTAATAAGTTCTTTTATCTCGGCAAGTTTTTCTAATGACATTAATAATCCCCTTAGCAAGTAGGTGGCTTAGAGGAGTATATGTACCCGTTTTCTCTGGGGCAACCCCAGTCCGGTCAAATATGTAAAAGCCCCAACGGCAGAGTCAACCTGGTCATCATGATTGGTTGCTTCTGGAAACGATGAAAACTCGTCAAGCCAGTTTGTTAGCCATGCCCCACGGACTAATCTCACATTCCCATTGGCAACGGCTGCAGCGAATGGGCGCGCTCTCGTAACTTTGTCCCCCGTGGGCTTCATCGCGCCAAAGTCGTATCCTGGAACTACATATCTAGCGAACTGGTCAACCAGTGCCTTACCCGATGAACCAGGTTCCTGTTCCATTCTGATTGGAACGCCATGACCATCCTCCGAGGCTGTCTGGGCCATTAGCTCTTCAACCTTCTCGCCACGAACACGAGCTCTTCTAACATCGAGCACGTAAGCAATGCCACCGTCGAACATCATCAAAGTACCAACCGTCCAGTCCGGGTCGGGATTTGACGCGGATGGCTCGGTCGCTGCCAAGTCCCAGTATCTGACAACCCGTGCCGAACTGGTGATATTCGGAATCTCGCTTCCGTCGATTATTACAAAACCGGTTCTGTCAAATAGGGTACCAAGAGTTGTCGACCACCAGTCGCCTTCCTCAAGCCTGCGACGCTCAACAGGGTCAAGGGCAGACAACGACTGTCGATAAGAATCGGCGTCAATTCCAGGGTTGTCGGTAAGTCGTGAAGGAACGAAAATTCTTCCCTCTTTCCTTCCTTCAACAATAAATCTCTGTCTAACCCAGTTGGGAGCGGGGTTTGATGCCGCTCTCATTCTGAGGGGTATTTGGGACACGGGACCATTCGCGGGACGACGCAAACGGGAGAACATGTATCGGTAGTCAGATTCGCGGATTTCTGTAACTTCGTCCATGCCAATGAACTGAAATTCTGAACCCTTGTAGCGAAGGTAGTCATTCTGATTGTTTAGGTAACCAAAAGAAATTCTCGCCCCAGAAGGAAATGTCGCAATAAAAGTATTGCTGTTCCAGTGAATGTCGTCGTAGTTGGACATCCAAGATTTAAAACGGTCCATCAGGGCGCCAGGAAGGGAGAGGTCGGCAAAAGTACGACGGAAGAGAATGGCTGAATATCCAGGAATGTCGACATACTGCAGGGCGGCCATTAGCAAAGCCGAGGACTTGCCACCGCCTGCTGCGCCACCAAAAAGGGCCTCGATTGCGTTTGTCCTCAAGAAGACTTTTTGGTTTATGGAGGGTTCTTCTGGACAAAACGGAGTTTCTTTAGGGGTTAAGTATTCAAGAACTTCTTCCCAGTTTGGTTTTTGAGCCATAATCAATTCTTCCTGCACTCTTTCCGCCACGGCGAGCAATTTTGTGCGCTACTGTATGTTATATGCCAAAACCCAAGACAAATATTAAGAAGCGCCTCAGAGTTACCATGGCGAACACCCGCTCAAGGCTTAGAGTGGCAAGAATAAGGGTCAGAACGGCACTCAACAGAGGCACGTTCGCCAATATATTCATGCTTTGCTTTATAATATTGACCAGTATTGGAGCGGGAATGATTTTCTTCCCCGCTGGGTGGATTGTGGCTGGGGTTTCATGTGGCGTTTTCGGATTTTTGCTGGGTGCTGAGTAGATAAATCATGGCGTGGAACTCAAGACAAAACAAGTCCCTTGATGGACCTCAGGCTAAGCAGCTCGGCTACGGGTTGCCTATTTCAAGCAATCCATCGTTCGTTGGCAAGTCCTATAGGGACTCGTGGGACATTGAGCGCGCATACCGCGAGGGCATGTCCAAAATTACGTGGGTTAATCGCTGTATTGACGCTATTTCCGGGAACCAGGCGAGACTTCCAATAATTCTCCGCAAAGACAACTCCAATATGGGTGAGATTGTTGTTGGGCGCGAAGCAAACAGGTCCAATCTTTTGGAGATTCTTAACAATCGTGCCAACCTTGGGGAGAACTCGTTTATCTTCCGTTACCGGCTTTCGGCTCAGTTGCTTCTCGGTACTCGCGGTGTTTTTATCGAGAAAATCCGTGGTCGAGACGGCGGAATAATTGCTCTGAACCTTCTTCCACCGCAATCAACTGCGCCAATTCCAGACCCCAAGACTTTCGTCAAGGGCTACGAAGTGATGATGCCTTATGGTGAGAAGAAATTCCTAAAACCAGAAGATGTCTGCTGGATTAGGCGACCACACCCACTCGACCCATACTTGTCCCTGACCCCGCTGGAAGCAGCCGGTGTTGCGATAGAAATTGAAAACCTTGCCAAGCTTTATAACCGCAACTACCTCCTTAATGACGGTAGACCAGGCGGACTCCTTGTTGTTCGTGGAGAAATCGACGAAGACGACAAGGAAGAGTTGAAGTCTAGATTTCGTGGGAACCTCGCGAAGACTGGCCACACAACGGTAATTGCGGCAGATGACGGAGTTGATTACGTCGACACCTCGGCCTCCCCAAGAGATGCCGCATATATTCAGATGCGTCAGGTCACCAAGGAGGAAATCCTTTCTGCGTTTGGTGTTCCCGAGTCGGTCATCGGAAATGCTGCTGGAAGAACATTTAGTAACGCAGCAGAGGAAATTCGCGTTTTCTGGATGGAAACAATGCTTCCTCACCTAGAGCCAATTGCTCGCGCGCTTGATGAACTGGATGATAAGTACTACGTCGACTTCGACACTTCGGAAGTCCCCATCCTTATGCTTTACAAGCAAGAGCGAGACAGATACCTCCTCCAGGAGTTCCAGGGCGGCCTGATTTCGGCAAACGAGTACAGAACTGGCTCGTCACGCAAGGAAGTTGAAGCCGACCTTGCTGACTCACTATTAGCAAACCCGAACCTCATTCCGATTGCCAACACCAAGAAGAAGATGGAGGAGAACGCAGCACAGGTCCCCGGCGCACCTGGAATGCCTGGAATGCCTGGAATGCCTGGAATGCCACCAATGCCGGGTGCCCCAATGCCTCCTGGGGCACCAGTACCCCTTGACCCAAACACAATGCAGGGAGCGATGGCTGAAGCAGCTGGTGCGGGCGAGTTGGCCCAAACAACCGTTCCGGCCGAGGCCGCACCACCAGTAACTCCGCCGCCCCCAGTACCCGGAATGACGATGGCTGGCGCAGACGCTTCTCTAGTTGAAACAAAGACTGAAGAAGATGAAATAGAAGAAAAAAATGACTCTTACTTCGAAGACAAGTCGGAGATGGCTATCGAAAGATGGGCCGAAATTCTTTCAAGAAGCATTGAGCGCGTCATAGAAAGACAGCAAAGGGTCGTTCTTGAGAAGGTGACTGGAATGAAGGCCAGAAAGGCCCTATCTGCTGGAACCCTTGAGGTGGACGCAGTTCTAGCTATCGATACTTGGGATAGACAGATGGAAGAGGACATTAAGCCAATTCTTTCTGCGATTATTCGCGACTCTCACGATGCTAGAAAAGAATTTGGCGAAGCTAACGGAATCAAAGTAAAGAGCCTGCCAAAACTTGACACGGTAAAGACCGTTGACTCTCAGGTTGGTGTAATTAAGTCACTCAACAGGGAGAACGTCAATGAAATACAGCGCCTCTACATTGACAGCCTTAATCTCATTGACGGAGATAGTAGAGCGTCGATGATTCGTGAGGGAATTGTCGACATGTACACCAACTTTTTTGCCAAAGAACAGGCTGAAATTGCTATGGATGTTGCCAGAAGTACCTGGAATTACGCCCAAACTGTTTAATTGCTGTAAATATTATCTTTATACAGCTATAAAAATCGAAACTTACACTGCTCAGACTTAATAGTGGTTTATTATCAGATAGTCCACTACGGAAGGTAGCCCAATGCCAGGTGAGGTTTTTGAATACAAGACAACTGCGCTAGGCACTGCCGAGGGCAAGGCCGACTCAGTTAACCTCAATGAGGCGCAGGGTATTGTCGAGTGTTTCGTTGCTGGCATCGGAAACAAGGACTCAGTTGGTGACATCGTTGCCACTGGCGCTTTTACAAAGAGCTTGATGCGTAGAAAACCACGTGTTGTATGGGGCCATAACTGGAATGACCCGATTGGTAAAGTTCTAGAGATTTACGAAGTTCCTCCCACCGATAATCGCTTGCCAATGAAGATGAAAATGGCTGGAATTGGTGGACTTTTTGCTCGCGTCCAGTTCAATCTTCAGTCCGAGAAGGGCCGGGAAGCCTTTGCAAATGTTGCCTTTTTTGGCGAGGAGCAAGAGTGGTCAATTGGTTACAAGACGCTACGCGCTCAGTATGACCAGAAATCTCAGGCAAATGTCATCTTTGAGCTTGAACTATACGAAGTCTCCCCCGTTCTGCATGGTGCAAACCAGCTAACTGGAACAATCTCAGTTAAGTCAGATGAAAAGGGCGGAATGATGACCCCATCACCGATGATGATGATGGAAGAGGACGAGACAGACGAAATCCAAAAGCAGCTATCGATGGTTATCGGTTCAAAGGTCATGATTGATGACGTTGCTGATGACATGATTACCTTCTCGCGTAGGGAAGACGAAGGAAAAGTGGGCAAGTACAAGTGCCACTACAGCCGTGGACCTGCCGGATTTATGTTTGGCCCACCACAGCGTGTTCCTATGGCTCCAAAGCCAATGCCAATGATGCCAATGGCTTCACCTGGAATGCCGTCAGTCCCAGAAAGAATTATGCGTCCTTCGCAGATGCCGGGAATCCCTGTTGCAATCAAGCCAGGCGAGGCTGGGATGCAAATAGTTCCGCTTCCGCCAGTTGATTACGAGGACTCAGGTAAAAAGCCTCGTCCGCAGTTCGACCCGAACAATATCGACTCAGAAGAGGCTGACCTCCGCGATTCTCTTCTTAAGATAGTTAAGCGCTATGGCAAGTTTAATGAAGACGCTGATGGCGTTTGGGCTGGGTACACATCGGCCGCAGAAAATGATGTCAAGAACATCGGCGTCAAGTGCGCCAACTGCGTATTTTTCAAGGGTGGGAACTCTTGCCAGATAATCGACCTCGACATTGAATCTGAAGGTAAGTGCAGATTTGCAGTCATTCCTAAGGGTGTAGTCAAGGGTGATGTTGTCATCAAGAAGTCTTACGAATACCAGACAGAAGCAAATGAAGAGGATTACCTTGAGGACCTTGAGGTTAAGTATCCAGGCGAACTAGCCGTAGCTGCTCTAAGAGGAATTATTGGGCGTAAGCGCAAGAAGAATCGTAAATACAAGAGCCTCGCTGACTTCGGTCGCGAGGGCGATGACATGAATGGCGCATACTGCATTCCGGTAATGCCGCAGTATGCGTTCCGTGTAAAGCAGGCTCTCGACCCAATTTTTGATTACCACTATGCCGACGCTTATGTGGATACGGATGGAATTGTTATCACTTCGGGGGCCAGCTTTGAGCTCATCGACGCAATTGATACCGCGCTTGATAATTTAAAAAAAAATCCTTAAATGATGGTGGCATAGAAGAAAAGGCTATTGGCTACCGCCTAGGCAGGGCAATTGGTAGCCGAATGGTTGACCGACCAAATCTTGGTGGCGGTCGCTCTCGTGGAAGATTCTTCACCAGCTCTGGTGCTCAGGACTTTGACCCATTCACCGCAAGAGACGTTGACCTTGATGGAATTGTTGGTGAGGGCCTATTCATGCGAGGCACACCCCTTGCGCAGGCCGACCCAACCCCAGACGGTCCTGGCTCAATACGCAACCCAAAGCCATCCCCCGAGCAGCTCAAGAAGCCAGGCGCACCTGGCGCGCCAGTATCAAAGCCAGCAACAGGACTTTCGAGTGGAAAGCTCTATGAGGTTCCACGTGTGGATGACCCAGATGTTGCGTCGTTTGACAAAATGGCCATGGCTGAAGAGCAGAGAGAACAGCTACAGGGTGTTCTTGATGGGGCAAGTGACCCAGACCAAATAAAGAGACTGCGTAAGGCAATCAACGAACTCGACAAATACATGAATCGTGTCGAGAAGATGTCAGAGCGCGAAATGCGTCAGCAGGATGCTGGAGACGTAACCAAACTCTCAAGCGGTTACCAGCGCTTCCTCAGCACCCCAGACAATAAGCGTAGCGATTTTGACAAGGTTAAGTATCAGGGCCCACTCAACAAGTTCAAAGAAGGTGAAAGACTTTCCTCTGGAAAGGTTCTTGACTCCGACAATGTAACCCCAGAAGAGCAAAAGCAAATTCTGGATGATGTTTATGCCAAGATGACAGAGCAGATTATTACTGCTCTTGAAGAAATTGCCAAGAATCCAGGCAATGCGAGATGGGAAATCCCGTGGCGCCAACTGGAAATCATGGCGAGAAACGCAACTGGCCAGAAGCGTGTTTATCAGGGAACAAACCAGCTGATGCTGACACTAATCAGCAGCGCTAGGGGCTACAAGACGAATCGCTGGGCCGGAGCTGGTCAGTGGAAAAAGATTGGCGGCAAAATAAGCAAGGAGGCCATGGAAAAGCGTGGCGTCCAGATTCTTGCTCCGAACAAAACAGAGACAGCCATACTCGATAGGGATGGAAATGTAGTTGGCAGCTATCGCGGCTTCCACACAACCACAGTCTGGAACGTCGCAGACGTTGAGGGTCTCCCACCAGAAATGTATGAATTAGATGATGTTCTTCAGTTGTCACCAGAGCAGAGACTCCAGGACCTGGAAGATGTAATCAAAGAAATTGCTCCAGCATGGAAGGAAGTCAAGGGCAATAGGGCTTTCTATAGCCCAATGGCTGACGAAATCACAATGCCGCAGTTTGAGCAGTTCAAGGACCCATTGAACTTCTACTCAACGCTATTCCACGAGACCGTTCACTGGACATCACACCCATCAAGAATGAACAGAAAACTTGGCAAACAGTTTGGTGATGCTGATTATGCATTCGAAGAACTTATTGCCGAGATTGGTTCGGCATTTGCTCTTGGCGCAATGGGTGTTGAAGCTCCAGTGAGAAAAGACCACGCACCGTACTTGGCTTCATGGCTCCAGGCTCTACGTAGCCGTCCAGAGGCATTGAAAGACGCAATTACTCAAGCTCAGCAGGCTGTTGACTTC